TCAATCCATCCCAAGGATAAGGTAAACTTTGAATCGTCTTCTCAGATAAAAGTTTTTCCCGGATATCAGGACCACATACTATTCCTTCTGGTGTATAAGTTCTTGCATTCCAGAACTCAGAAACAAAAGCAGTGCTTTTACCTTTCATCAGGTATTCGTTAGCATCTTTTAATTCTAATCTCATAACCTTACACTTACCGGGTTCTAAAAGATTAGCTATTTGTTTGGTAGCTTTCTGTCCTTGAGGGTCTGAATCAAAACATAAAACAATATTAGTAAACGTATTGAGGTAGTCTAAGTTTCTTTTAACTTCAGACAAAGCACCAGCAGACCCATTCCTAACGCTAACCACAGGCCATTTTGAACCAAACATTTGATATATAGATAAGCAATCAACTTCCCCTTCGCAGATTGTAATGTACTTACCTTTCTCTGCAAAAAGGTTTTGACCAAAGAGCATCGTCTCAACACCTTGTTCTCCTTCCGAATAAAACTTCTTCTCATCTACAATACGTATCTTATTCGATACATGAGTACCGTCTTTTTTATAGTAAGGATAAACGTGTACATCTTTATTATTAATAAGACCTACCTTTACATTATACTTTTTAGCTGTACTCAATTCAATTTTTCTTTTGGGTATAGCTTCACATGATAAATGATCGTAAGACTTCATAGCTCGTGTCGGTGCGGTAGTAGGCATGGGTAAGTGTTCCTTTCCTTTAAGAGGTTTCCAAGTTAGACAGCTATAACAATAAGTGTTGTTCGTATAGATAGCTAGAGCATCACTACTGCCACAGTCAGGGCATGGTTGATGAGCTTGTTCCAGTGTTTCCATTATATTTATTTGCCTCCTTAAATGTTTGATACATCTTGTCTTGTTCGCTATGATAGCCTCGCTTCCTAATGCGATTATGATATGTCGGTTCGGGGAATCTATCAAGCAATTCTTTTTTACTTAGATAAAGTTCATGAGAGTAATCAGGAAACGATCCAACAATTAACACAAACATTTCCGACATCATCTTACGTTTTTTTCCATAATGGTCTATCTCATTTAGGAACAGACAACCTGTCGGGTAACTCGTTTGTTTAATCTCTAGTTGAATCCCTTCCATCATACAGTCAATATCTTTTTTGTAAGAACGAGGTACAAAGTTTTCTTTATCTTCAAACAACGTATAAGGAATGTTATGTTTTTCTTTGAACCAAATCTCTGCACCCAAACCTTGAAGGTTTACTTCTTTACCTGTTCGATGAGGATCAAACACCATATCTTTTATATGTTGTTGTCTTCCATTAGCATATATCTTATTACAATATTTCTCAATGGTTTTAATTTTTTCTAAAGGTATCATACTATTACTTGTCCTGTTCTATCCAAGAGATTACGTGTTGAAAGGATACAGACAAATCATAAAACTCTTTTGTATCTATACGTTTTTGGTAATCTTTTAGAATAGCTAATGTAATTCTATCATCAGACTTACATCGTTCTATTAATTCTTTAATACGAACATAAGACTCTTGCAATTGTCCTTGTAGTTCTTTGATATTATTCTGGTAGATTTGTATTTCAAGATCAGGTATTTGTTTCATTGACTTCTTGCTCCTTCCAATTATAAAAGACAGCCCTACGTTTACGTAATTCGTCTTCTGTTATACGTGTTTCTTTTGTTGACATCTTAGGGTAAACTTTAGCTTGACGTTTGTCTAACTTTTTATAGTTCATAGTTAGGTTCCTCTCTACATTTATCACACAGTTCTAACCCATCCCAAGGTGGTTCATCAAGATGAAACATCTCGTTACAATTACAACATTCATATTCACCCATCTTTACTTCTCCTTAAAAAATATTCCCGAATCTCTTCAATGATAAAGAGTGGGATCTTGTCTACCAAGTCAACTGATAATCCATTTGCTTCGGCTATCATTAAGTCAAGATGATAATTGTCTGCTGGAGTTCTTTGTGTGTTCATCTACTTCTCCTTTCTAAAGTTTTTGTTACATCCTTCAGCTTCTATCCACTGACTAACAAGTTTCTCTTTAAAGGTTTGGTTTTCTTTTTCATTACCACACCCTATAACAATTAGCTTTGATTCCAAATGTTTTCGTTGACCTTCTTCAGCTTGTTGCATGATAGTTTTCTTACTCATAGCCACACCCCTCTCCATCACATAATGATTCAGTTATTGTTGCCATAGCTTCACATATTGAGGCCCACTTAGCCTCACTTTCTTGACTAGAGTAGTCACTCTTGTTACCAAGAATTTCATCTTGATAATCCCACAAGACATCCCAAACTACATCAAACTCTGGTTGTAAGTGGTGATCCTTTTTATCGTACTCCATCATGGATATACTCCATCTTTTAACCATTTCTTACCTTGATGCCATTCTGTTTCTTCAGTAGGAATGTCAAGTAAATTAGATATATTATCTAATGTATCTTTACCATCACTAGACATGCGGTCATACTCCCAATACAAATCATTTACTAATTCTTGTAATTCAATTAACTTAGATTGTAGTTCTTTATCACTTCGTTCTTTTATTCTACGTATTTTTTCTTCCATTATAATAATCCTTTCAATATATGTTCAATAGTTGCACAACAAAACGAGTTACCTAATGACTTGTACCTTTGAGTGTTGCTTACACCTTCAGTATATCCATCAGGTAGCATCATACATCTTTCACACTCCAGAGGAGTTAGCTTTCTCCACTGTAAGGTATCAGTATGTACTAGGAAATTATTCTGTTCCCATGAAGAGCTAGATAAGGTAGGAACTTTACCATTCAGTGCTTTGAACCCACCTTTATTATCTCCTCTAGGACGTTGTACGATTAATACTTTAGGCTCACGATGTCCCCCTTGCATCGTTGTTAAAGTTGGACCTTTACCTTTGGGATGATACACTCTCTTGATACTGTCATGACCTTTAAGATCAGCATCACCAACATGGCATAACCCCTCATCACTGAAGACTAACTGTCTTCTGTGTTTTTCAAAGTAAGACTTTAGATTACCACCCTTAAAGTAGTTGGCATCTATACAGTGAGCTTTATCCCTATCTACACAACCACTCTCTAAGATATCTGTAAGATAAATATCTACTGGTTCTATAGGAGCTATTGGTATGTTAGTCCAATACAATCTCTTACGAGAGGCAGGAGAGTGTACTGCTGAGTTAATCTCAACAGGTTGAACACCTAAGTAACTACTGATTACATCTTGGTGTTGTTGTTTCATCTTTACATTTTCAAAGAGAAACCATTTTGGTTTTACCTGATTAAACAAACGTATCCATTCAAAGAATAATCGTGAACGACTATCATTGAAGGCTAATTGTTTCCCAGCAAAACTAAATCCTTGGCAAGGACTACCTGCTATCATAAGGTCTATCTCATTACCACATGAGGGAAGGTATTGATCGGTTATATCCCCCAAGTGTTTGATATCCCAATGATTTTTCTTAGCTATCTTTATAGCATATGGGTCTATCTCATTCGCTAAGTATTGTTCTATTGGTAGACCTATATTCTTACCAGCTTGATATGCCGTAGCAATACCATCAAATCCACTGTGTATTCTCATGTCTTAATACCTCCAAGTATTGTTTATCTGAAAGACAATCCTTCCAGAGTTGTAAACATATGATGTGAGTTACCATCAATGACTTCCTTTATTCCATAAGGAATGAAAGAAGGTAGTATAAGTAATGATCCTTTCTTTAGTTCTGGTTTTAAATTAATTAAAGTCTTCTTATGTATATCACTTACAATTACTTCACCACCTGTGTATAGGGTTGGATCAGTTAAAGCAAGATGACATACTAATTTAATTTGTTTCTGATGAAAGCCTTTGGTCTTAAAAGGTTTTTTTACTGCGAGACTAAGGTCTATAAAACTACCTTGGTTAAAGTTAAAGAAATCTATTGTATGAATTCGATCTATATGAAAGAACCAATTACATTTTTTATTAATAGACTTAGCATTCTGTTTAAAGAACTTACCAATGTCAGATTTATAAGGGGGTTTAGCTACTGATGCATTACGTATTAAAGGATGGGCTTCATATTTACTTTGTTCATACATAAAATAATCTAATATTAATCCATCACATAAGGTATCAGGTAAAGCATTATGTAATATAAAATATTGTTTATCTATCATCGTTTGTTTTCCTCAGTTCGTTGCGTTGATTGAGAGAGAGATTTTCGGAGCCTACCACAGCGTGTCGGTGGTGTCAAGAAAATTTTTTGCTTGCCAAAACCTGTCGGGTCATGGTAGACTCGGGGAGTAACTTGGAGAAAGACCTAGCTAAAGATTATCTATAGATTATCTATAGTAAACAACTATAAATAATCTTCTACTTAATCTATAGATAATCTTTAGCTAATCTATAGTTGTATTTTCTACAGGAGTTCTTTAATGATTTATATTTTTTATTTGGAATTATTAGATGACCAAGCTTCCAACAATTTACCTGTAAATAACTTCTGGGTTTACGTTTTACTCTTTTTGTTATTTTCATGTGTTGTTTTCCTTTCATTTTAAAGCTCATAGAGTAGGGGTTAAGAGTTTCTAGGTAGTCTAGGTTACCTAAATAATACCATAGCTGTATGGACAAAAAAAATAGCTGTCATATTTATATTATATGACAGCTAACTTAGTTTTAAGGAACCAACTGAGGTTTAAACTTTTCTATATCCTTTTAACCACATACGCAGTTGATGGAATTTATTTTTTAAGTTGCCAAAAGATAACATCTTTACCTATCTCCTCATTTCTCCAAGGTATGCTTACAGTATTAGGAGGAACTAATTGTTCCCCTACATAATGCCATTTATAACCTTTTTCCTGCTGTTGTCTTACTGTTTCAAAAAATTCTGAGTGTTCAATAGAAAACATAGTAAACACACCAGCTAAAAATAAACCTAATATCATAGTAAGTAGTCTCCTTTATGTGAGTTAAAATAATTATTCTTAATGGCAACAGCTTCTTGAAAGCTATCACCAACACCAACATTAATATAACTAGTATATATACCTGATGTTTTATAGCTAGGCAATACATGATTTATATGTAGCCATACGTTATACTTATTATCGTAATCTCGTTGAGCTATATCATATATCCTCATTTGTATTTGTCCTTTACGTTCTTAATGGTTTGATCAATACACCATTCATCATATGAATTTAAGAAAAGATTTATCTCCTCTATATCTACTTCATGAATAGCTTTACTACTACAAGTTTCAACAAAATTCATAATAGAAGTAGGAATTTCGATGTGATCCTTATAGTCATAAACTTTTATATGTTTATGTTTGCGTTTAGCATTACGCTGTTGGATAGAAGCTACTCTTTCAGGATCATTAATAGCATCAAACATTGCATTTTTATTAAACATAATTTAAAAAACCTTTTCTGTTAAGTAAGTAAAAATAAATATACTGCCAAATAAAATTAGCCAAGTTATTAAAGGATTGTCTAAATTCATATGCCAATTACACCATCCTATTTACATGAGGATCAAACCTATACCATCCATTAGCATCAAGTTTTTCTATCTTGTTCATAGGACGTTCATATTCTAGAACATATTTCTTAGCTAACTTCTTAGCTATAATCGTATCCCATTTAGTAAACCATGTAGCTTGAGTTATGCGTACATAATCCATTGCCTCTTTAGGATTCCACCCCTCTTTTTCTATAAGAGTTCTAACAATCTTTATAATCTTTGTTAGGTTAAGATCTTTTTGTTTATGTTCTTCGTGTGAATAGTAAGGAATACGTGACTTTCCTACTGTATATTTATTACCCATAACTATTTCCCCTTTATAAAATCATTTAGTAATTTATCATTACTAATAGTATTATATCTATATTCATCAAGAATATGATTGAATGCATACTCTCGTAATCGTTGCAGTGATAACCCATGAACAAAATCATCTACTGCTTTTTCCAATGGCGTAGTAGTCATATTTATTTCCCCTTCTTTTCATATCGTTTAGGATAAGCAATATTACTTATACTAGTATCCCAACAAGCCCGACAATCTCCACAAGTATACTCTCCATATTTCTCTTTATTCTTATGAGCAATACATTGAAAGCCTACATTAGATGGGCTGTCTTCATAGGTGAATGTGGTAGATGTATTAGACCAACGCTTGTCTGGTTCTTTATCATCATAAGGATTAGATATT